GATAATCCACAGTACCCGATTTTCCGTCCCTGACATTGAGCCAGTGGGTGTGGGTAAAGAGGTGGTTAATATCAAGATTGTATTTCTTCAGCAAAGCTGCCGCCAATCTTGCACAATTGTCCTCAGACTTCTTATCTGTCACATTATACGCAGATGACATAATGCACTCGATCGCAATTGTTCTACGATTGCCATTGCCACTACCATCAGCGGCGTGCCAGCCGCTCAGGCTGTGGGGCAGATTCTGCCATGCACAGGTATTATCAACGTAATAATGCACCCTGACATCTTTCATATTGCCATTAACAGTTGCTCTTGTATACTGCTCCGCAGGTGTCGTTCCGCTTGCCACAGAAATCCAGTCGGTATTGTGAACTGTTACACCGATAACTTTGCCTTCCATTGAAACAGAGGGCATATCGATTCTGTTGGGATTATGTTTTGTGAGTAAATACTCGTTGATTTTCACTCCATTCAGAGTAGTTGATGTATCAGGTCTTAAAATAGCCATTTATTCGTCCTCCTTTTCCTCTTCAGTTCTGCCTACTTTCGTTTGCAGAACATCAATTGCTTTTTTGAATGCAGGTGGGAAAGGAATTCCCATAAGTGTCGTATTCTCGATAATGGAGAGCAGTTCGTTCAGACAGAAGCTGATGCACACGGTATCACGGATATAATTTGTGCCAACGAGAATATCAATTCTGACACCAACCACCACCATGAGCAGAATGCAGAACTTCTTCGCAAGCCCAATCCAGCCTGCCTTACTGCTGAGAGAACCGCTGCTGCTGTGCTTGGATTTGCCCATGACAGCTGTTACGACACCTGTCACAAAGTCAATGCCCATAAAAACTACAAGTGTTGCCAATGCGGAATCCCAGCCGCCGAGCAGTGTGGTAATCACTCCGCCCACCACGCCTGCAATCATACAGATTGTTTCTTTCATAAACATCACCCTTTCATAAATTTGATAGATTTCACCATCGGATGGGAATTATCCGATGTGCCTTGAAAGGCAAGATAATATTCTCCATCCGACACATTTTCCAGTGACTGCATCACTGAAATGGACTTATCGGAATAAAGCCATTGAAATGACAATGAAACTGCATTGCCGTTTTGGATTTCTTCGTAAATGTGCCTTGCAAGTTCAGAGCCTGTCTTATCGGTTTTTCTCACCAGATAAAACTCGGCATTTTCCAACGCACCAACCACATAATTCAAAATCAAGTGCATGGCAGAAGTGATGAAAACAGGTGTCAGACACATCACAAATACCGTTCCTGCCCAACCAAAATCTGTTTGATTGAAGTGCAGTGCATAATCATTTTCGGCACAGCAGAAATGCGGATAACTCTCCGCAAAACCTGCAAGAGAACGATAGCCGTCATTGTAATAGGTGTAAATATTTTCGCCGTATTTCTCAAGGGCATCTGTACCGGATTCAAATAAAACGGTATCGCTGACAGAACTTGTCTGTTTGATGAGATTTTCCAGATATACGGCATTTTCCGTTATCTTTTGCAGTTCCGCTTTGGTGGCATAGCCGGATAAATCCATATCATCTGCATCACTTCCATCTGCCCCTTTCAGCGATTCCAGCCACTCGGTTTCCGTTCCCGAAAAACCGTGCTCCACGGCAATGATATATGCGGATTTACCGTCAGAGCCATTCACACCATCTTTCCCATCCACGCCATTTTCGCCGTCTTTCCCTTTGAGAGAAGCAAGCCACTCTGCAAGTGTCCCTGTAAAACCATTCTCCACAGCAAGTTCATATGCAGATAAGCCGTCTTTTCCATCCTTGCCGTCTGCGCCATCTTTCCCGTGCTGCACTTCACCGATTTTCTGTAAAAGCTGCGTATACAAATCGGGGGTCGGAGGAACGGGCGATTCTGTATCATCTCCCACAAATCCGGATGAACGGATATGCAGTGTTACCGAAACTGTTGTCGCTCTTAATCCCTCTGTATTGTCAGCGTCATATCCGAATACGGATAGCTTTACCGCACCTGCATGAAGCTCCGCAGGCAGCAAACAGGACAGTTCGTCAGTGCAGAGCACACGGTTGTATGTTTCATCACATTGGGTAAACTGCACCACCTTGTGAAACTTCTTCCAGTCACCGTCAAATACAAATTTCAGTGTTACAAATGCAATCTGGTCGGAGGCAATCACTTCACGTTCCAGAATCTCAATTTTCTGTCCCTTTACAAGGAATTTCAGCATTATTCCTTCACCTCTTTCCATGTTTTCGTGCTTGTGACATATTCCATGTATCCATCAAGGCACTGGATTTTTGAAAGCGGAGATTCAATATCAACTGCATGGCTGTCCCAGTTTGTATTTTTCTTCACAGCGTTCCAATCAGCAAGAGAACCCTCATAAGTGATTGTGGTCAAAGATTCACAGTAATTGAAACAGCCGCCCACAATTTCCTTGACGTTTCGGGTAAGCGTAAGGTTTTTTAGTTTTGTGCATCGTACAAACATTCTGTCACTAATGACTTTGCCGCCATATCTCACCGTTTCAAGATACTGACACTCACTGAATGCCATTGCACCTACGGTTCCCACAGAGGACGGAACGGTTACGGACTTGATTGCCGTTCCTGCAAATGCGTTTACGCCAAGTTCCGTGACACGTTCCGGAATCTTCAGTTCCATTAAGCCATTAAGACTCTGATGATAAATATATCCATCAATATGCGGCAGAAATGCAGCCTTTTTGATTGCTGTAAGCGTTGTCGGAAGTGATACTGTTTTTAAGTTATCACAATACTGAAAAAGTCGTTCACCAATGCCTGTCACGCCCTCTGAAACAATAACTGACTTGATATTGGAATTATTCTGAAACGGTGACGGATTGCTGTCAGTAGAATAATCGAATGTTGCCCCTGTGCCTTTGAGGAGCAGTCTGCCGTCCGAATAAAGTACAAAATCCACGCTTTGACCGCATTTTCCGATAGAAACCACATCGCCTGTCATCTCATCAATTTTCAGCGTTAACTCGTTTATCTTTGTTGTCAGCTGACCGACTGTGATGTTGTAATCTTTTATCTGCGTCTGAATTTCAGAAAGCTGCGAAAGCATATCTGTGACCTTGCATTTGCCGAGAATACAGCGGACATATCCGCAGTAGTTTGAATTTTCACGATAATCTGTAATGCTGAGTTCTAATGTGCCTGCATCAAGTCTGATAATGCAAAGGGTGAGATATTTCTTGTAATCTGTATTCTGAAATCTCGGTATTGCAGGATTGGTGGCAGGAGTTCCGGCGAGAATTTCAAAACCGATATTTCGTACATTTTCAGAAGTATTACAACAAATTCCAACCGCCATATATCTCGGCAGGGATTCGTCCACATAGCGAGATAAATCATAGGTGTATGCCGTATCCGAAATGAAATAATGCCCCTGAATCCAAGCCTTTCCGCTACCGATTGTCAGTTTCAATTTGCTTGCAGACAGCTTGAAACACTGTCCGAAGTTGTCCTGAATTCCGTCACAGATAATACTGCCGAGATAGTCAGTAAAATTCTCAGCAGTATATGTTCTGTCAAGATTTTTAGAATTGAAAAATCCGAATGAAAATGCCATATTAAGCCTCCTTAAATGTCGGTGTTAAATTTCTGCCGTTGTGGTCAAAGCTCTCAATCATTCCGACAAGCTGTATTTTATTCTGTCTGATTCCAAACCTGTGATGTTCTACGGTGACAAAATCGCCAACAAAATAGTCCACACCGTATTGAAACTGTGTGGACTGTACTGCAATCTGTGATTCTGATTTCATTGTTATGGGAACAAGACTTTGTTTTCCTTTCTCTTTCAGAAGTTCCGAATATTCTTCCTCAGATAATGGTTTTGTTTCGCCATTTTCCTGTTCTTCATTTGAAATGTCTTTTGCATCAACATACACTTCATAGCGTTCGAGAGAAGAAGGCTCTGTTCCTTCAAAATATGTGGTTCTCTTGCGTTTTTCACCTTCGCCTTTTCCCAGAACATAAGCGTAATTTTTCTTGAATGAGGTATCTGTAAAATAGGTGAAAGACAGAAGATTGTTGTACCTGTCAGAGAAAATGATGTGCGGATTTACTTCCTGTAATATACTTCTGTCAGTACCCTGCGAAAGTTCAAAAATCATTTCATACTGTTCATTATCTATTCTGGAAAGTCTGATATTTGCAGTTCCGCCGATTTTTTCACAAATGGTATACACCCATTCCATCAGATTGTCGTAGCTGACCTGCAACTTTGTTTTTGCATCCCAACAAGAACCTGACGAACAGCCGACAACAAGTCCCGGAATTTTTCTGATACCAGCTGTACAAGCATTATGCTGCACCACATTCATTGCAATCTGAGAATATGAAACAAGTTTTGTAAAGTTGAATGTGGGATAGATGATTCTGCGTTCAAGTAAGCACATTAAAAATCTGCCTTTGATGATGAGATAATCTCCATCTTCAGCATCGGTTTCAAGTTCCACAGATTCAATCAGTCCGAAATGTTCCTTGTCGTCATCACGGCCAACAATTCTACCAGTCTGAAAAATCTCGATATTTCGGGGAGATGCAGCAATGTATACTTCAAAAGCACCGCATTTGTAATATTCGATGTCCCACAAAAGCGAAGAAAAGCTGTCGCAGACAGCCTCAAGTGAAATATTCAGTTTATCATTCAAGACAGTCATATTATAAATTTCAATCTGCATTTTCACACCCCTAAGTACGCATTGCGGTGAATAAGACGGACTTTCAGGCTTGACAGCCCCTCAGATGCACGAACATAGAATTTATTTTCGCCTGCTTTCAGATTCAGCCATGTTGAGCCTGAAACAAGCCGATTGATGATGTTTGTCACAACGCCCTCACGCTCCAGAAGAACAGTTTTGTTGCCTGTTTTCGTAGTTATGGTAATCACATCTCCTTTTTGAATATCGCCCGAAATCTGCATATATTCGTCCGTCAGAGCGTTGTAAATGGTCGGATTTTTCGCAGGTCCACCGCTGATTTCAAGGGTGAATCCGACCTCATCACCGCTGTTGTTAATCGTCATCATATCCTGCGTGTTATATGCACCAATCGGAAATGGTTCATCATTATCAGGGCATACAAAATGAAATGCACCTCTGACACGGGAATATTCTGCAATCTGCGTTTCTGTAGAATACCAGTAAATATCAGGACAAAGAATGGAAATCTGCCCATTGGTTAGCTTTTCAAAATTCTCCACCTCACAGGTTTCCACGATGCCTTCTGCATACACAGAGATATTTTTTGTGGAGTAGTAAATTTTGATGTAGCGTGACGGCTTGACCACACGATACAGTTCATGTCTGCGAAGTTCCACATCAAAGCCACGCATTTCAAAAGGAATGACCACGTTTCGCTTTTCGATGAAGGCATTATTGAGGTAACTGCCGTTCATTCCTGCATAATTCGAAGTGCTTACTGTTCCTGTCGGAGGATCAAGTCCTTTGATTTTGGAGAACATATATCGGTTTGCAGTTCTGGAAAGGTCGATCTGCTGACCTGTTTCGTTTTCGAGAATGAGTTTGTAGAACAAAATTTCACCTGCCTTTCATTGACTTTGCATATGTGAGTATGGTATAATATACGAAAATAATTGTGGGGCATCAGCCTTACGAATTGAAATTTATAGAAGAATGGAGATTCACCATGGGATTATTTGATAAGTTCAAGAATGAGAAGAAAGAAAACAAAATAATAAATGCTTCTGGGTGGGATGCAATTGATGAGGAAGCAAAAAGAATATATCCAGGTCAGGATAATCCAAAACATTATGAACCTTTGATTAAATGGTGTTTTGGGGGATCAGATCCACTTGATGGGATTAGTGTATATGATGGTGGGGATTATTGGCATTTTGTAACTTATGGATTATCAGAACTTTATGACAAAGAAAGTGATGATAAAGAGTGGAGCGGTTACGGAATGGAATTCACATTTAAAATAAAGAAAGATAGTTATGCAGATGAGGAATATGAAATTAAATGTATATGCGGATTATTACAACAAATAGCACGTCTTACCTTTGAAAGCGGAGAAATATTTAATCCGTTTGAATATTTATATACAGGACAAACGGCGGGGATCGATTCAAGGCAGGTCTCAAATATAACAGGGTTTATAACAATACCAGATACAAAATTTCAGACACTAAATACAAAAAATGGACGAGTTGATTTTGTAGAATTTATTGGAGCTACAAATAACGAATTATTAGCACTTAAAAATAAAGAATTAGATGTAAAAACTTTATATAGTAAAATAGGCAGCGATGTCACAAATTATAATAGAAAATCTGTTGTGTAAATTCCAATTTGTAGAGTAAAAGGAGCAATCAAAATCGCTCCTTTTAAATTTTCACCGCATTCTTCGTCTGCCGATAAATCTCCAGCCGTGACAGTGATTTCGGGCTATTGTTGGTCTGATTCACTGTGCGGCTGTTGTCGTTTTGGTAGTAATTGTTGACCACCGAATTTTCAGGAGTGCCGTTCATTATCGCACCTGTCATACCGTCAAGGTTGTAGTTTTGCTCAGAATTGAGCGAAAGTTTCATGGTATCCGCAACACCGGAAACCGCCTTTGCTACGACCTTTTTGCTTTTGTCGATGCCGTCAGCCAAGCCATTCATGAAGTCAGGCATCCAGCTTTCAAAATCCGTCAGCGGACCTACATCAGGAACAGAAAAATGCAGATAACTGCGAATCGTATCGGCAATATTTGATACGCTGTCAGCAAGACTGCCGATCATACTTCTCAAGCCGTCAATGATGTTGGAAACGATATCTCTGCCCCAATTCCACGCATCCGATGCAAGCCCTTTGACATAGTTTACCGCATTGTCAAATCCACCTTTAATCGTGGAGTAAATGCCGCTGATGACACTTGCAACAGAGGATTTTACATTATTCCAGATGTTCGTCACTGTAGAATGAATGGTATTCATCACAGACGAGATCGTGGAAGAAATGCTGTTCCAGACGGAAGATACAGTGCTTTTAATTCCATTGACGATGCTTGAAACAGCACCGCTGATGGCGTTCCACACACTCGAAATAATGGAATGAATCGTGTTCATCATACCGGAAATGAAACCTGAAATTGCAGTCCAGACGGTAGAAATCACGCTTGAAATGGTGCTTAAAACCGTTGAAATCGTGGTATAAATGGCATTCCAGACCGTTTCAAAGAACGTTTTAATCCCCTCAAGCAGTGGCGTAAGAAAGGCGACGATCGCATTCCAGATGGTCTGTATCTTTTCCGAGATCCAATCCATCACGTTGCTGATAATGATGTGGATCGCCTGAAAAATCGTTTCAAACAGATATTGGAACGCCTCCAACAGCGGAGAAATAAAGCTGTAAATTGCATTCCAGATACTTGAAATTGTATCGTAAATGGCTGTGCAGACAGTTGAAATAACCGCCCAGATTGCATTGAAAATCGTGGAAAAGAAGTCGTGGATACCGGTCAGGATTCCTGCGAAGAAGTCGTAGACAGAGGTAAAAACCGTAACCGCTGTGGTATAGATCACAGTTGCTATTGTGGTAAAGAACGCGGATATTGCGTTCCAGATATTTGTGAAAAAATCAGCGACAGCCTGAAAAGCGGAACAAATGCTGTCCCAGATGCCAACAAAAAAATCCTTAATTGATGTCCACACTTCATTCCATGATGTTCCGAACCAACCGAGAAATACATCTGCTACACCTCTCAGCGTGTTCAGTATATTGCTGAACTGGTTGACTACAAAATCCCAGATACCTGTAAAAATGCCCTTGATACCGCTCCAGCACTGTTCCCAGTTTCCCGAAAACAAACCGATAAATACATCAAGCACGCTCAGAATGGTATCTGTCACAAAGGTGAAAATATCTGAAATATGCTGAAATACGCCCTCAAACACAGGTGCAAGCACACTGCATAATCCATTCCACATCGCTTTTAGCAGTTCACCGAAATTCTGAAAATCAAATCCGAGAGCGTTGATTCGGTCAACAATGCCTGATGTCAGACGTTCAAAGGTAGACTTTATTTGTTCCCAGAGGGAAAGAATGCTGTTTTTGAAGTCCTCATTGGTGTTCCACAAATGCACAAAAGCAGCAACCAGCGTTGCAATAACTGCAACGACAGCTACCACAGGAGCAGAAATGCCGCCGATTGCTGCACCAAGCGTTGAAAATGCAGTCTTAGCACCTGCAATCATTGTCGGAATTTTTGAAATGAATGTCATCATGCTTCCGATAGAAGAAATTGTTTTGCCCACCACAATCAAAAGCGGTCCCAAAGCCGCAGCCATCAATCCAATTTTGATAATGGTCTGTTTTGTTGCAGGGTCAAGGGCATTCAGTTTGTCCACAAATCCCTGTATTTTGGTAATGATGTCACGAATAACAGGCATCAGAATCTCGCCAAAAGAAATAGCCAGTTCCTCAAGCTGTGATTTCAGAATGGTAAGCTGTCCTGCAAGATTATCCTGCATGGTTTCTGCCATTTGTAAAGATGTGCCGTCACAGTTTGCAATGGCCCCTGACAATTTATCGATATCCGCAGGTGCAGCATTCATCAGAGCCAAAAATCCCGACATGGCATTTTTGCCCACAAGAGTTTCTGCGGCACTTGCTTTTTCGGATTCCGACATCTGGTCAAATGCAGCCCTGCAATCCGCTAAAATATCAGAAAGGCTACGCATAGAGCCGTCTGAATTTGTGGTTGCAATTTCCATTTCACCAAAAGCAGATGAACAGAACTTTACGTTACCTGAAAGAGCTGTCATAATAGAACGCATGGAAGTACCGGATTGTGTAGACTTGATACCTGCGTTCGCCATTAAGCCCAGTGCCTCAGCGGTATCTTCACAGGAGAACCCCAAAGCACCTGCAATCGGAGCACAGTATTTGAATGACTCACCGAGCATAGATACGTTTGTGTTTGCATTGGAACTTGCAGCCGCTAAAACATCAGCGAAATGACCGCTGTCCTGTGCTGTCAGTCCAAATGCAGTAAGTGCATCTGTAACAATATCGGAAGTTGTGGCAAGATCTTCACCACTGGCGGCGGCGAGGTTCATAATGCCGTCAATACCGGAAAGCATATCGTTTGTTTTCCAGCCAGCCATTGCCATATAGTTCATGGCTTCGGCGGCTTCACTGGCGGAAAATTTCGTCTTACTGCCCATTTCACGTGCTTTATCACGCAAAGCCTGCAAGTCATCGCCGGTTGCACCAGATACAGCGGCAACCTTTGACATTGCAGAATCAAAGTCGGAGGCGGTTTTCACAGCGGCAGTTCCAAGGGCAGTAACGCCTGCGGTAACAGGCAGAAGTTTTTCACCTGCACCTGAAATTTTATCACCTGCATTTTGGAGAATTTGTCCTGCCTCACCGATTTTAGCAAGTTCAGAATTTGCATTTTTGGCTTCTGCTTCAAGTCTTTTCAGTTCGTTTTCTGTTTCGACAATCTCACGCTGTAAGGCATCATACTGCTGTTGTGTGATGTCGCCATTTGCAAGAGCAGTATTTGCCTGTTCTGCGGCAGTTTTCAGCGTTGCAAGTTTATCTTTTGTAGCAGAAATGTTGTCAGCGAGAAGTTTCTGTTTTTGTGAGAGTAATTCTGTGTTCTTTGGGTCAAGTTTCAGGAGTTTTTCTACGTCTTTTAGCTGTGACTGGGTGTTTTTGATGTTCTTGTTTACATCCTCTAATGCCTTTGACAGCTTGGTCGTGTCTCCGCCGATCTCAACGGTGATGCCCTTGATTCTGTTTGCCACTGTTGTTTCACCTCACTTTTTTGAAAAAATGTAATACAAACACTTGCAATTTGCATAAAATAGTGGTATAATATAAGCAGAGATCATACAGAAAGGAGTGGCTGTTATGGCACAAGCAACAATCTCTGCACGCATTGACGAAAAGGATAAACAGGCATTTGATAATTTCTGTTCTGATGTTGGATTGAATACATCTGCCGCCATTAACCTTTTTATAAAGGCTGTTCTGCGTGAAAGACGTATTCCATTTGAGATTTCTCAGTCAAGCGACCCTTTTTACAGCGAATCCAATCAAAAACATTTGATGAAAGCAATTCAGGAGTTGCGTGACGGCAAAGGAACTGCTCATGATTTGATTGAGGTGGACGATGAGTGAAAAAATATGGTCTGATGACGCCTGGGACGATTACCTCTACTGGCAGACACAGGATAAAAAGACTTTAAAACGAATCAACCAACTCATCAAAGATATTGAACGAAATGGTTGCCTTGAAGGTATTGGTCAACCGGAAGCATTGAAGAACAACTTGCACGGTGAGTACAGCAGAAGAATCAACGAGAAAGACCGCCTTGTTTATCACGTTGAAAATGATAGAATTTATATTGTCAGCTGTCGCGGACATTATGATGACAAATAATTAAAATGCGTCAAAATCCGCCTGTCCAGCAACCTCATTCCACCCCGAATACTCATCATTTTCACGTTCTGTGAACATGTCGTTTATTAATCCAATAGTAAGCAAATCCAGCTCGGTCATAGAAAGACCGAGCTGTTTGCATCTCAGGAGAAAAAGCGGAGTTGTCATCGGGCGGTCAGTCTGGCGATGTTTTTTTTAGACTCTACTTGCGTTGCTGTGTTCAGTCCCCACAATTCAATAAGCTGAGGAAGAATTTCATAAATGCTGAATGTGTTGAACTGTTCCAGAAAATCATCCGGATTATCAGGAACATTCTCCGGATCAGCGTGTTTTGCCATGATGTAGGCGATATTTTCAAAGACTTCAAGGCTCTCAATGCCGATCTCACTTTTGTTTTCATCGCCCTCAGTGACCTCAGTTTTCAGAGCTGAAAAGTCCTTGTAAATATCTCTGCGAAACTTCAAACGATACAGTCTTGGCACTGCTGCACTTGCCTTGAAAGGCACTTCAATACCATCGATCGTAATTATTTTCTTGATTGCCATAAATGCTCACTCCTTAAGATGTTTTGGCGGAAGATTTCACGACCGTATCAGGGTTATACGGCATCTTGAACCAGTTGTTGTAAACCGCTTTTGTGGTGCTTTCCGTTGTCTTGGACTTTACAAGACCTGTCGGCAAAGGGATCGCTTTCAGCGACAGCTTTTCTGTCTTGACTTCCGTGCTTTCCTCTGTTGTTGCAGATTCCGTTGCAGGACGGGAAGCACTGCAGCAGTACATCACATGACGGATATGGTGCTTATCGCCCAAAAATTCAAACATCAATGCAAACTGGGCAAGTTCCGTATCATTCTTTTCCACCAGAACGCCGTTGTTATCCAAAATTTCACCTAAGATCTCAGTTGCAAATTCGGTTGTAATAAGAGCAATTTCAAGGTCACCTGTATATCCTGCATTGTTGTTGATGACGTAGTAAACGCCGTTGTCTGCATAAAAATTTTCTGCCTCGCCGTTTGCATCGATAGACAGCGATACAGCACCGGGGAGGTGCTTTGACGGACCATATGCAGGAACGGTCTTGTTGCCGTCAGGGTCTTCGCCCCATTCATTGATTTTTGCCCAGTAGACGTTCTGCAAACCGAATTTGACCTTGTTCTTCTTGTTCGTTGCCATAGGTTATACCTCCGTTTCGTAAAGCACTTCATAGAGTTTTTCTGACTCTATCCATACTTCTGATTTTTTGTAATAAATTTTGCGTTTCTTCAGAACACTTTCAACTTGCTTTTCAAGTTCAGGATTCTTAACGTCTGTATAAAGTTCAATATCCAGCATTTTAAAGCTGAAATACATGGAGTTATCCGCCGAAAATGTATTTTCTCCGGGGGATAAAAACAGCAGAAAAGGCGGTTCAGGACTTTCGCCTTCGGCAAAATGATGGTAGGCGAAAGGCAGCCCCATCTCCTGCATCATCTCATTGATTTGTTCGTAAGTCATGACAACGCCTCCACGATCAAATGTTCTAACAACTGCACACCGTTTTCTTCTGCAGGAGCAATATGCGGTTTTCCAGATACACGACCTCCGCCACGCTTGGCATATCCCTTTTCCAACAAATGTGCCAGCTGATACCTGTTTTTAGAATGCACAGTCATTTCGAGAGAATGGCTGTTTTCCTTGGTTTTCTTTGCCGACCAGCTTTTAGAATATGCACCTGTTCGCTTTGGAGCATTGGCGGAGATCTCGTCTTTTACAGATTTTGCAGTCTTTTTCACCGCCTTTTTCATGCCTTCTTCTGCAAGGTCTGCATATTCTGTCAGCCCCTTCATAATTTCGGCTGCAAGATTATCAACGGAAGTCATCAGAAACACCCGCCTTTCTGATTTCACTTTCAATTTTCAGATAATTGTTGTGGTCGTAAAGCGGAATCAGTCCTGTGATGTTGTAGATGCTGTTTCGGAAAAGAATGCGAAAATTGGTGCTGTTGATGTTCAGCGATGCAGGACTCTGTCGAACCAGAAACTCCAGTTTTTGCACCTCTTTGGTTATCCCTGCATCCGTGGTTTCCGTTGCCGTCTTTACAGTTACCTTTGCCCATAGGGAGAATATTTCTTCCCATTTTGTAGTATGGTTGCCGATCTCATCAACAACCGTTCGATGTTCAAGTATTGTGATTCTCTGATTCAGGTTTCCAATTTCCATTACATCACACCCTCTCTCTGTGCAAACAAAATTGAACGAAGATTTAGGGTCAGTTTCTGATAATCCGGAGAACTTCTGTTTTCATAAAGATACCCCAGTGCGAAAAGCATTGCTGTCCGCACGGTATCTTCATTTTCAGCAAGTTCCGATTCGTCCATTCTGCCAACGTCCATAACCAGATTCTTTGCCGTAAAAAGAAGATTCTGAATCAGTTTATCATCTTCTTCGTAATCTACCCTGAGATAGTTTTTTGCCTCTTTCAGCGTGATCATAATATCACGCCTTTTTGATGGTAAGTGTCTTGACGGCTTCCGGAAGAATGAGCTTGCCGTCTACACGCTGAGAGGCAAGGAAACCGACCTGTCCGTTCATGGCAAAGAGTTCATTCAAACGTTTCAGGCTTCTGCCCTGACGGTCGGCGATCCAATAATAGGAGAGGTCACCAAATGCGATCGGCTTTGCACCTGCCGCAGAAACAGGAGCATATACAGAAGTCACATATGGACGATTGAGAATGGTATCAGGAAGTCCGCTGCTGACGGCGGGCTGCCAGATATAGTTTCCTGTGTTGTCCTTCAATTTGCGGAGTACCTTTACTGTCTGTTCATTCAGCACCCATACTGCTTTCTTTCGGTAAGGCGACTTGACAGAGTAGAAAAGTTCGATCATATCGTCAAAAGAAATGTTTGCAGTAGAGGTCGTTGCACCATCTTCCGCACCGCCGACAGAAGCAAAAATACCGGTCGGCTTACCTTTACCGTCGCCAATCAGAAACGCTTCTTCTTCCTTAGAACCGATTCTTCTTGCAAATTCTTTTGCAATATAGGATGGCAGATCAAAAACGCTGTCGTTGAGGAGTTCTTCCGAGATCTTGATTGCTGTACCTACCTTGTAAGCGGAAAGTGCGATCTGACCAAAGGCATCGTCGGAGAGAGAATATGCCTCTTCTTCCTCCATCCACGATGCCTCACCCTTCTGCGTGATTACAGGAATCTTTCTGTCACCGCTGGATGTCTGGATTTTGGTAGCAAGAGGACGGAATACGTTTTCTTCTTCCAGTGCAGAAATGAGCTTCTTTTCGTACTCGTCTGGCACAAGATAGCCGCCCTCTGTATCTGTGCCAACCTGTAAATCATTACGGACATCGATATAATTTCTGTTTCTGACGCTGTTCCAGAATGCTGTTTTATAGGCATCGCTGGCTGTGCCTGTCTTTTCAGTAACAGTCGGTGCTGCAGGCTTACCGAGAACAGGGTCAGAAGTTGCCTTGTTCATCTCAGCCTCAATTTCAGCCTGTCGTTCCAGACGCTGAATTTCCTTGCCAAGGTCAACAATGGTCTTTTCCATTGCATCATAAGCAGCGGAATCCTCTTCAGAAAGGACACCGCTTTCAGTACGCTTGGAATCCAGAAAATTTCTTGCTTCGTTCCAAGCCTTGTTTCTCTTTTCTCTCAGTTCCTGAATTGTCATTGTCATAATAAAATCCTCCTTAGTATTTCAAAAGTGCCAGTCTTTTTTCAAGCTGATTGATCGGTACACCTGTTGGCGTTGCTGCAGATATTTTCTGCAGCAAAGATGCATTGGTCGCTGATGTGGAATATAGCATAGATTCCGGTGCTTTTTTCGGTTTCTGCTTCTCATCAGGCTCTTCTTCCGGTTCATCTTTGTCAGGTTCTTTTTCCTCTGTTTCTTTTTTGGAAAACAGAATTCCGTCTACAAAACCAAGCTGTTTTGCCTTTTTCGCATTGATCCATGTTTCCTCGTCCATCATCTTTGCAATTTTACTTCTGCTGAGATGTGTTTTCTCCTCATAGGCGTTGATGATGCCTTCCTTGATCTCGTCCAGCAAGGCAATGGCTTTTTCCATATCTGCCTTATTTCCGGAAGCACAAGTCATAGGATTATGGATCATCAGATATCCGGTGGGACTGATCCATGTTTCATCACCTGCCATTGCTACCACGGAAGCAGCAGAGGCAGCAATGCCGTCAATTTTTACGGTAACTTTGCTTTTATGATTTTTCAGCATGGTATAGATCTGACTTGCTGAGATGCAATCCCCACCGGGGCTGTTGATCCAGACAGTCAGATCACCGCTGACCTTTGCCAGTTCATCACGGAACAAGGCAGGTGTGATCTCATCACCCAGCCAGCTTTCTGTGGAAATGGGGCCTTCAAAGTATAATTCGGTTTCTTCTGTCTCTTCATTTTTGATAAAGTTCCAGAATTTATCCATTTTCTGATTCCTCCTTTTTATCTGCATACGCAATTCCTGCATCACAAAGGCGGCTCATCGAACCGTTACACAAGTACAGATTCCCTCCTTCTTCATCAGGAATCATATTCATATCTTCCAATTCACGAATATCATTGGCGGACATCCAGCCGTTCTGTCTTGCTGTTGCATATCCCTGCATTCTTGATGCATAATCGCCACGAAGTAATCCGTCCACATTGAATTTGATGAAATACTTGCCTTTCTCTGAATCGGAAAGCAATGCCTTTTGTAGTCCCTGTTCCCAGCGAACAATCCATGGGTCAAGGCTGTATTTCACGAAATCCAAAGAGAGATGTTCCACATTGGAAAATGTAGCATGGTCTAAGTCACCGATCATATGGAGCGGCACTCTGTACATTCTTGCAATTTCTTCGATCTGAAATTTACGGGTTTCCAGAAACTGAGCCTCATTGTTCGGAATTGAGATCGGCGTAAACTTTACGCCTTCTTCCAGAACAGCAACTTTATGTGCATTTCTGCCACCATAGGCTCTGTGCCATGCATCTCTTAATTTATCGGGATTTTTGATTACTCCCGGATGTTCTAACACACCGCTTGGATTTGCGTTGTTTCCGAAAAACGATGCCCCATAATCCTCACAGGCGATAGAAATACCGATTGCATTTTTCGCAAGTGCAATCGGCGAATATCCCACCAGACCATCATATCCAAGTCCCGGAATATGGAGAACTTCATCAGCGTAAAGAACGATATCGCCTTGTTCTTTCAAGTTCGGATTTGCTTCATCATAACGGCTGTAAATGTATATCAGACGGTTTTTCTCATCACGGTCAACTTTTATCTTATCTGGCATCAGAGGATACAGTCCCAAAACATCACCTCTGCCATTTCGGATAATCTGTGCATAGGCATTGCCGTAAATCAGCAGATGGGACATTAGCGTTTCCCTGAAAACAAAAGAAGTCATTTCTGGATTTGGCTGGTCGTGGAGTAAAAAGTAAAGCGGGTGCTGTGGCACTCGCTCTTTTCCGTTTTCGGTATATTGGTAAACGTGTAATGGCAGCTGAGCAATGGCTTCTGACAGAACCCGCACGCAAGCATAAACTGCGATATGCTGTAGGGCTGTTCTGTCGGTGACTCTTTTTCCTGCATTGCTTCTGCCAAAAAAATATGTGTATGACGGGCTGTCATAGCTGTTTTGAGGCTTATCTCTGGACTTAAAGAGCCCGCTGAAAATCCCCATGAAATCACGTCCTTTCTTGACTTTTCGTATATGAGTGTGGTATAATATGTGAAACTAAATGTGGGGCATTTGCCTTACAAATCGGAATTGTGCGCCCAGACGAAGGGCGGGTAGTCTAACAGGTGAGAAGCCTGTACGGAAAGGACTAACCAACCACCGTTAGCGAGTCTTGTGCTGTATGCAGTAATGGATATAGTAAAGCGTAGACAGCGAGGAAGTGGGGTTACAAGGTGATAGAGCCTCGAAATTTTGCTATTCGGAGGGCTGACGCTTTAATTTCGGCGGAAAGCAATATGTACAAATCGTTATGGTGAGATTATGTACACCTCTGCGGGGTCAAAGAGCCAATCACGCTTCACATAGAGATTATCCAGTCAACTGGGGAGAGCCTGTGGTCTCCATATCAGCCGAAAGGAAGTAATGTATAAGTGGTATGTCCGACAACTATAAAAGGGAGAAGGGCAAACGGATTACAGGCAGTCGGACAGCTTCATAGTACCAGGGAAGTCGTGTAATGCCGACAGAGGGAAGGGAGCTGCATAATAAAGGTCTTTCTGAGGACACATTGGCCGTACTCAGGGACGGAGGAACTAATGGAAACAAAATTAGAAAGAATAGCATCGAAATCAGCAAACACCAAAAGACCTGAATTTACATCGCTGTATCATCTAATCAACAAAGAATTGCTGATGCAATGCCACAAAGAAGCTGATGGCAATAAAGCAGTAGGCATAGATGAAATAACGAAAAGAGAGTACAGTGAAAATCTTGAAGGTAATATTGAGAACCTTGTAGACAGACTAAAACGTAAATCCTACAAACCAATGCCATCGCTGAGAGTATATATTCCAAAGAGTAACGGCAAAATGCGACCGCTTGGAATAGCGTGCTATGAAGATAAAATTGTGCAGTTAGCGCTGAAAAAGATACTTGAAGCGATATATGAACCGAAGTTTCTGAACTGTATGCACGGTTTTAGAGCAAACAGAAGATGTCATACGGCAGTGAAAGAGTTATATGACCGTATCAATATTGGAAAAATAACAAGGGTAGTAGATGCCGACATCAAGGGATTTTTCGACCATATGAAACATGAATGGATATTGAAATTCCTGAATTACTACATCAAAGACAAGAATATTCTACGTCTGGTGAAGAAATACCTGAAAGCAGGTATCATAGATAACGGACAACTCGTTAAAAGTGATGAAGGAACAGCACAGGGAAATATTATCAGTCCAGTGCTTGCAAATATCTATATGCACAATGTTTTGACGTTATGGTTTCAATATATTATTGCCAAAGAGTGTAAAGGTGAATGTTTCCTTGTAGTATATGCTGATGACTTCATAGCAGGATTTCAATACCCGTGGGAAGCCGAAAGGTTTTATGAGCAGCTCAGAAGCCGAATGGCAAAGTTTGGGCTTGAACTGGAAGAAAACAAAAGTCGAATAGTTGAAAGCGGACGCTATCTTGCAAGTTTAAAAGCAAAACGGGGAGAATCCACACGACTTGGGACGTTCGATTTTCTTGGTTTTACATTTTACTGTGGCAGAACAACCAAAGGTAACCCATGGATAATGCCCAAGACCAGCAGTAAGAAATTCCGTCAGAAAGTCAAAGAAATCAAAATATGGCTGTATAACAACAAGGAGCAAAAGCTTGGAAAACTTATGTATATGCTGAATGTCAAGCTTGTAGGACATTACAGATACTATGGTATCAGCTTTAACAGCAGAATGATAAGTAATTACAAACAGCAGGTCAGAGAATTGCTGTACAAAGTATTAAACAGGAGAAGTGAAAAGAAAAGCTATACAAGGGAAGGTTTCATAGAAATGATGAAATACTACAAACTTGTCAACCCTAAAATCTATTACAGCTTGTTCTGTTGATGCGAATTTTATTATGAAGAGCCGTATGCGGGAAAACTGCACGTACGGTTCTGTGAGGGGCTTATATTGTAAGGTGTAGGTCTACTCGACTGACGAACTGGTTTAAATTGGGACTTAAGTGAGTAAAAAAAGAATTTGAATAATTAAAAAATTATAATCCAGTAATTTCAATTGGGGAGTATAATTATGGAGAATGGCAGATTTGTTACATATACAGACAAAGATAGAGATATTGTCAGAAAAGGAATATGTGAAATTGCAAAGGTATTACTTGGAGATGATACCCAAAGAAAACTCAGTATGCTTTTTTGTTTAGATTGGTTTATGGATCCATATTATCAGCAGGATATAAGTGATATTCATGATGATTTAGTGTTATTGTTACAAACAGTGATTACTGAACCAAATGAAGATGATGTAATAGAAGATGCAATAGAATTACTGATGAGCTATGAGTTACCACCATTTCCACTTATTGAAGAAAAGAGAAACAGAATACCACTAAAATTCCAAGATGATATAGCTTATCTGTTAGACCCAAAAAGTTTTGAAGAATAA